ACAGGGACGTTAGTAATAGTTTAATGAGTAAAATAGAAGTAGATACAATTGATAAACAAAGTGGCTCTACATTAACAGTAGGAGGTCCAGGAACTGCTGTAACTCTAGGATCTGGTGCAACACAATCAGGTTTTGGTCGTACTGGAACAGTAGATTGGTGTACAACAGCTAAAACTTCACCTTTAACAGTCGTTTCAGGCAATGGTTATTTTATTAATACAACAGGTGGAGTAATAACAGTTACTCTCCCTAGTTCACCTTCAGTAGGTGATATTGTGGCTTTTAAAGATTATGCAAACACTTGGGATACCAACAATGTTACAGTAGGTAGAGGTGGATCAAAGATTAATGGTACTTGTAATTGTGCAACTTTAAACACAGAATCTCAATCAGTAACTTTAATTTATGTGGATGGAACTAAAGGCTGGCAAGATATTCACGACTCAACTTCTAACGTAAGTGGTAATCCTGGTTTTTTAGTAGCTACTGGTGGAACAATAACAACATCAGGAGATGATAAAATTCATACATTTAATTCAAGTGATAATTTTAATGTAACAGCACTTGCTGATGCACCAGCTAATAATCAAATTTCATATCTAGTGGTAGCAGGCGGTGGTGGAGGTTCAACAGGTTGGGGTTCAAATGGTGGCGGTGGTGGTGGAGCTGGAGGATTTAGAGAAGATAAATCTCCAGTCACTCCTTATACCGCATCACCTTTAGAAGGTTCAGGAACAATAAACGCTACAATAACAACATTTCCAATTACAGTAGGTGCTGGTGGTGCTGCCGCAAATGCTCCAGCAGGAAGAAGTGCAAGTGGTTCACCTTCAGTTTTTTCAACGATAACATCAACAGGCGGTGGAGCAGGTGGTGGAGGTTCAAGTAGTCCAGGTCCTAAAGATGGTGCCGCAGGTGGTTCAGGTGGAGGTAAAGCAGGAAGTGATGGTCCAGGAAGTAATCAAAGTGCAGGTTTAGGTAATCAACCTCCCGTTAGTCCAGCCCAAGGTTTTGATGGAGGAGGAGGTCAACCTCCAGGAAGTTCAGGCGATAGAGAAGGTTTTGGTGGTGGGGGTGCAACTGTAGCAGGAGGACTTGGTTCACCTGCGGTAGGCACATCAGGTACTGGTGGAACAGGAGCAACAACAAGTATTAATGGAACTCCAACAGCAAGAGCTGGTGGTGGTTCTGGTGGTGCTGGTTCTGGTGGAACAGCAGGAGCAGCAGGAGCTGGTGGTGGTGGAACAGGTGGTTCTGGTGGTAATGGTGTAAATAATGGTACTGATGGTACAGCTAACACAGGTGGAGGTGGAGGTGGAGGAGCTAATGGTCCTGCTTCAAATGGTAATTCAGGAGGATCAGGAGTAGTAATTTTAAGATATAAATTTCAATAATTATGACAAGTACAATTAAAGTAAATAAAATAGAAAAAGAAAGTGGATCAACACTTACATTAGGTGGCCCAGGCACAGCTGTAACTTTAGCTTGCGGTGCTACACAAACAGGATTTGGTAGATCTGGTTCTGTTAATTGGCAAACAACACCAAAGACTGCAACTTTTACAGCAGCAAATGGTGAGGGTTATTTTATAAATTCAGGAAGTTCAATTACAGCAAACTTACCGGCAGGATCAGCAGGAGCAATTGTTGCTTTTTCTGACTACGCAAGAAATTTTGCTACATATCCTTTTACTATTGCACCAAATGGTTCAGAAAAAATTGGTGGTGTAGCAGAAACATTACAGTTAGATGTTAATGGTCAAGCAATAACTTTAGTTTATGTAGACTCAACAAAAGGTTGGGTTAATGTACAAAACGCAGAAGATACAGAAATAGGTACAGCGGCCGCATACGTTACAGCGAGTGGTGGGTGTGTTGCAACTGTTGGAGATTTTAAAATACATACGTTTAATAGTGATGCTAATTTTATTATATCGTGTGGAGGAAATTCTAAAGGAAATGACAAAATAGAATATTTAGTAGTAGGTGGCGGAGGAGCTGGTGGTTCAGACGTTACATACACAGCAGGTGGTGGAGGTGGTGCAGGTGGATATAGATTTTCTAATGGAACATCAGCAGGTTGTTATTCTGCTGGTCCATCGCCTTTAGGTGCAACAGCTATAATCGGTTTAAGCGCTGCAACCTACCCAATTTCAGTTGGAGCAGGTGGAGCAACTACAAGTACAGGAGCAAGAAATCCAGGTTCAAATTCAATATTTAGTACGATAACTTCTGCAGGAGGTGGAGGTGGTGGCTCTAAAAATCATCCTGGTCCATTTGACAATGCTCCTGGAGCGCCAGGAGGTTCAGGGGGTGGAGCACATCCAGCTGCACTAGATAATCCAGCATTACCAGCTGCTTGTAAACCAGGATTTGGATCAGGCAATATACCACCAGTTTCTCCACCGCAAGGTAATAATGGAGGAGCTAATACGTATCCATTACCAGGAGCACCTTATTATGGAGGTGGTGGCGGAGGTGGTGCTTCAGCAGTAGGAACAAGCGGAACACCAACAGTAGGAGGTCCAGGGGGGGCTGGTCTAGCTTCTTCAATTACAAACGCTGCTGTTTCAAGAGGTGGTGGAGGTGGAGGTGGTGTTTGGTCTAATTCACCAGGAGGAAATGCAGGGGCAGGTGGTACAGGAGGTGGTGGTGCCGCAAACGATCCAGGAAGTGGTGCAGCAGGTTCTGCTGGAACTGTTAATACAGGCGGTGGTGGAGGCGGAGCTTCAGGAAGTCCAACACCTAGAAGTGGTGGTGCTGGTGGAAGCGGTGTAGTAATATTAAGATATAAGTTTCAAAATTAATTATGAGTACAATTAAAGTAAATAAAATAGAAAAAAGATCAGGAAGCACACTTACATTAGGTGGCCCAGGCACAGCTGTAACTTTAGCGTGTGGTGCTACGCAAACAGGTTTTGGTCGTACAGGAACTGTTGATTGGTGTACGACTGCCAAGACAAGTCCATTAACAGGTGTTTCAGGAAATGGTTATTTCATAAACACAACAGGCGGAGCAGTAACAGTAACTTTACCAGCATCGCCAAGTGCGGGCGACATTATAGCTGTAAAAGATTACACAGGTACAGCAGGAACTAATAAAATAACTATTGCTAGAAATGGTTCTAAAATTAGAAGTGCTTGTGCGTGTATCGCATTAGAACAAAATAATGCAGGAACACAACTTATTTACGTTGATGGCACAGAAGGTTGGCAATATTTTAATTGTGGTTCTGATGGTGATATAGAAGGAAATTACACAGTAGCAACTGGTGGAACAATAACAGAATCAGGAGATTATAAAATACATACGTTCACTAGTAGTTCAGATTTTGTGGTGAGCAACGTTGGAAATTCACTAGGGGGTGGAGATAAAGTTTCTTATATGGTAGCCGCTGGTGGCGGTGGTGGTTCAAGAGCAGCTGGTGGTGGCGGTGGAGCAGGAGGATTTAGAGAAGGTAAATGCACATCAGATCCTTATACAGCAAGTCCATTAGCTGGTTCAGGTTTATCAGTTTCAGCCGCAACTTTTCCAATAACAGTTGGTGCTGGAGGAACTGCTGGTGGTTCTTCTCCATCAATCGGAGGTAGTGGAGGAAATTCAATTTTTTCAAGTATAACTTCAACAGGTGGTGGAGGTGCAAATTTTAATAGTCCATATCCAACAGGTCAAGGAGATGGAGTACCAGGAGGATCTGGTGGTGGAGGTGGTCACAGAGCATCAAATCCTGCTCAAACAGATGGTGGTTCAGGAAATACCCCACCTGTGAGTCCTCCTCAAGGAAATAATGGTGGTGCAGGTTCAGCAGTTGATAATACAGGGTCAGGCGGTGGCGGAGGAGCAACCGCAGCAGGTGCAACTGGTGGTGTAGGCGCACCGACTCCAGGAACTTGTGGAAAAGGTGGTAATGGTGGTGCTGGAGCAACCACAGTTATTACAGGTTCACCAACAGCTTATGCAGGTGGTGGAGGTGGTGGATCAGGTTCACCAAGATCTTGTGGTGCAACAGGCGGAACTGGTGGTGGAGGAAATGGTGGTTTTGGTCCAAATACGAATGCAACAGCAGGAGGAACTAATACTGGTGGCGGAGGTGGAGGAGCTGGTTATTGTTCTTCTTCAACTGGACAAGCAGCTGGAGGATCAGGAGTGGTAATTATAAGATATAAATTTAAAAATTAATGAATTTACAAACTTTAACAAATAAGATATAAGGAGAAACATTATGGCACATTACGCAAAATTAGGAGCAAACAATAAAGTTATAGCGGTTCACGTTGTAGCTGATAAAGATTGTCAAAATGCTGATGGTATCGAAGATGAAGAAGTAGGAAGACAGTTTTTGGAAAGAATCCATAGCTGGCCTCTTTGGAAAAAAACATCTTACAATACATCTGGTGGACAACACAAAGACGGCGGAACACCTTTAAGAGGTAACTACGCAGGTATAGGTATGACTTATGATGAAGATAATGATATTTTCATTGGTAAGAAACCTTATGCTAGTTGGGTTCTAAATGTGGCAGAAGCAAGATGGCAATCACCAATTGGTGATGCTCCAGCATTACCTGAAGAAGAACAAGCTACTCATGTATATGAGTGGAATGAATCAGGTCAATCTTGGGATAAAGTAGCTAGATAATCCACTTGACATTATTATTGGAGTTAATTACATACTAGATAGGTATGCAAAAGAAAGTATTAACAGAAGTTGATTTGTATCACGGTAAAGTTGATATGCCTAAAGGCTTTGAGATAGACCGAGATCAAATAAGAAACGACATTATAGAATCCTACGTAAAACAAAATAGAGTTAACTCTAACCCAAAGGCTTATGCTTTTGATGATTATGTTGTACCTTTTTCTCAACCTCTACAATGGCTGCAAGATTACATTAGAGATCATTGGAGAGTTGAATATGGTAGAACTTTAGTGCAAAAAAATGTGCACGGCAATGTTATGCATCCTAAAGAAAAATCTTGGACAAGAAATCAAGTTGAGCCTGTTGATTTAAGAAACTCACCAGACTACACACTTATTTATGGTGTTGATGTTAAAGAAGGTTCTTGTGAATGTATTATTGAATATGATGATAACAGAAGAAAAAATAGAACGTGGCATTTACCTATAAAAAATAATCACTTTATAATGTTTCCAGCTACTAATAAATATTCTTTTTCACCTAATACTTCTAATGGTTTAAATATAATTTTAACAATTAACTATGAATATATCTAATTACTATTGGTATTTTGAATCTGCAATACCACCAAGGATTTGTGATCTTATTGTTAAATATGGTAAATCAGAAAAAGAAAGAGAGATTATGGCCATTACAGGTGGTTATGGTAGAGATAGAGATTTAACTAAACAACCTCTTACTAAAGAAGAAGTAAAAGATTTACAAAAGAAAAGAGATTCAAATATTGTTTGGATGAATGACAGATGGATCTATAAAGAAATACAACCTTATATACATCAAGCAAATCAAAATGCAGGTTGGAACTTTGAATGGGATCATTCTGAATCTTGTCAATTTACTATTTATAAAAAAGGTCAATACTATGATTGGCATTGTGATAGTTGGGATAAACCTTATATGGAAGAAGGACCAACAAAAGGAAAGATTAGAAAATTATCTGTAACCGTAACGTTAACAGATCCAAAAGAATACAAAGGTGGAGAGTTAGAGTTTGACTTTAGGAATTTAGATCCTGATAAAAAACCTAACATTAGAGC